CACCGGCCGCTACGAGGACACCGCCCACCGCAACGGCTACTACAGCTGGAGCGCCTGGGACGCCCAGGACCGCGAGTGGAAATTCCAGCGGGACGTCAGCATCGCGGGCGACGACGCCCACAAGTGCGAGATGGTCACCCCGGTCCTGACCTACAGCGACATCGAGACCCTGCAGGAGCTTTGCCGCCGCCTGCGCAAGGCGGGAGCCAAGAGCGACGCGACCCGCGGCTGCGGGGTCCACATCCACATCGGAGCGAAGGGACACACCCCGCAGACCCTCCGGAACCTTGCCAACATCATGGCGAGCCACGAAAGCCTTCTGGCCGACGCCCTGAAGCTCGACCGCCGCCGCATGGACCGCTACTGCCGCACGGTCGACCCGAACTTCCTCGCGGAACTGAACCGCAAGAAGCCCGACACGATGGCGAAGCTGGCGGACATCTGGTACACCAGCCAGGGCGAGAACTACGGCAGGAACCAGCACTACAACGGGTCGAGATACAGAATGCTCAATTACCACGCGACCTTCACCAAAGGCACCATCGAGTTCAGGCTTTTCCAGTTCGACGCGCCCGACGGCGAGCGGCAGAACGGCATCCACGCCGGACAGCTGAAGAGCTACATCCAGCTTTGCCTCGCGCTGAGCGAGATGGCGAAGGAAGTCAGGACCGCAAGCCCCAAGCCCCAGCAGACCGAGAACCCCAAGTTTGCGATGCGCACCTGGCTGATGCGGCTGGGCTTCATCGGCGAGGAATTCGCGACGGCGCGGGATTTCCTGACCCGCAACCTTGACGGCGACGCGGCCTTCCGCCACGGCAGAGCCGCTTGAAGGGCACAGAGGACTTAGCCTCCTCCTACCGGAACCTACCCGCCTCGGCGGGCTTTCGGTGGTAGAAGGGTAAGCCTTCAGAGAAAGGATGGTAGACACAATGGCAGGAAGATACGAAATGGCCTATGGCCGTGTGCGCGATACCGCGCGCCGCTACTACATCGCCTATGGCAGCAACCTGAACGTTTCTCAGATGCGGATGCGCTGCCCGTCGGCGCGGGTCGTTGGAACGGCAGAGCTTCATGGCTGGCGGCTGCTTTTCAAGGGCAGCAAGACCGGCTCCTACCTCACAATCGAGGAGCACGACGGCGGCACGGTCCCCGTGGCTGTCTGGGAAGTGACGGAAGACGCTGAGGCGGCCCTTGACCGCTACGAGGGATTCCCGTCCTTCTACTACAAGCGGGACATGCGGGTGGAGTACAAGGGTATCCGCACCGGCAGGCGCAGGACGGTGGATGCTTTCGTCTATATCATGCGCGAGGACAGACCCTACGGCGTCCCCGGAGACTATTACATCCGCGTTTGCCGCCAGGGGTACGATACCTTCGGCTTCGACCAGGAGAAACTGACTGAGGCGCTGCGGATCAGCGCGGAGGAGGCAAAGCGATGAAAGAGAGCATCAGACAGCCCAGAATTTGCCCGCTGTGCGGGCAGACCTACACCGACCCGCCGGCGCTGTCCCGCACGGACAACGAGACGCATATCTGCCCGGATTGCGGGACGAGGCAGGCGTTGGAAAGCATCGGCGTCTCCGCCGAGGAACGGGAGAAAATCATCTCCATCATCCACCAGCGCAGGCCGTAAAAATACACCAGTAACCGGCGCGAATCTTTGTGTACATTATGGGCGGGAAACTGCCCATAATTAACTTGCAATAGTTCCGGTTTAGAGCGAATATGTCCATACCGCAAGGGAATACACCAAAAACGGAGGACACGAACATGAAGATCAGCGAAGGAATGAAGACCTACCGCCTGCCGAACCCCACGACCCCGGAAGACCTCGAATGCCGATGGAGCAAGCTCCTGACCTTCGGGGACAAGGTGGTCATCGCCGGTTATTACTACCAGCACAACAAGCCCTGCTACTATGGGGCGGCCTACGAATTCCTGACCGATGACCATTCCTGCGAAGGCACCATTGGGCTGCGGGCGGTCAGCGATGTCGAGTTCGAGGACGATGGACACGCGATTGCCTGGGCGATGGCGCACTAAGCTAAGGAACAGAATACCGAATGGAACCGGAGCCGCAAGGCTCCGTTCCTCGTATATGACGAAGGTCGCGCCGATTACGGCGGCGGCTGTTTTTTATGCCAGCGGGAGGTGATGACGAGCATGGCGATGAGAAAGCTGAAGAAATACAAGCCCACAAAGTTCAAGGCGAAGGACAGCCATTACGACAAGGATGCCGCCGACTTCGCCGTCATGTTCATCGAATCCCTCTGCCACACCAAAGGCACCTGGGCGGGACAGCCCTTTGAACTGATCGACTGGCAGGAGCAGATCATCCGCGACCTGTTCGGCATACTGAAGCCCAACGGCTACCGACAGTTCAACACGGCATATATCGAGATACCCAAGAAGCAGGGCAAATCCGAGCTTGCCGCCGCTGTGGCGCTTCTGCTTCTCTGCGGTGACGGCGAGGAGCGCGCCGAGGTATACGGCTGCGCCGCCGACCGCAACCAGGCAAAGATCGTCTTTGACGTGGCGGTGGACATGGTGCGGTTCTGCCCGGCGCTGTCCAAGCGGGTGAAGATTCTGGAATCCCAGAAGAAAATCACCTACCTGCCCACCAACAGTTCCTACCAGGTGCTTTCGGCGGACGTGGCGAACAAGCACGGCTTCAACACCCACGGCGTCATCTTCGACGAGCTTCACACGCAGCCCAACAGAAAGCTGTTCGACGTCATGCTCCAGGGCTCCGGCGACGCGAGGATGCAGCCGCTCTACTTCCTGATCACCACTGCCGGGAACGACACCAACAGCATTTGCTACGAGGTACACCAGAAGGCGCTGGACATCCAGGCTGGCAGGAAGATAGACCCCACCTTCTACTCCGTCATCTACGGCGCATCCGAGGAGGAGGACTGGACGGACCCCAAGGTCTGGAAGAAGGCGAACCCCTCCCTGGGCATCACGGTCGGTATCGACAAGGTGAAGGCCGCCTGCGAATCCGCGAAGCAGAACCCCGGCGAGGAGAACAGCTTCCGCCAGCTGCGTCTGAACCAGTGGGTGAAGCAGTCGGTGCGCTGGATGCCGATGGACAAGTGGGACGCCTGCGCGTTCCCGTTTTCCCCTGACGATCTGGAAGGGCGCGTCTGCTACGGCGGGCTCGACCTGTCCTCCACTACAGATATTACGGCATTCGTACTGGTTTTTCCTCCTGAAAATGAGGATGACAAGTATTATATTTTGCCGTATTTCTGGGTGCCGGAGGACACGCTGGATCTGCGCGTCAAGCGGGATCACGTCCCATACGACCTGTGGGAGCGCCAAGGTAAGATCATGACCACGAAGGGAAACGTGGTGCATTACGGTTTCATCGAAAAGTTCATCGAGAGCCTTGGCGAGCGGTTCAACATCCGTGAAATCGCTTTCGACCGCTGGGGAGCCGTCCAGATGGTGCAGAACCTTGAGGGCATGGGCTTCACGGTGGTTCCCTTCGGGCAGGGCTTTAAGGATATGTCCCCGCCCACGAAGGAACTGATGAAGCTGGTGCTGGAGAAGCGCATCGCGCACGGCGGGCACCCCGTCCTGCGGTGGATGATGGACAACATTTTCATCCGCACCGATCCCGCCGGGAACATCAAGGCGGACAAGGAAAAATCAACCGAGAAGATCGACGGTGCTATCGCCGCCATCATGGGTCTTGACCGCGCCATCCGCTGCGGCAACGACACCGGGGAGAGCGTGTACGACACCCGCGGCCTTCTCGTTTTCTGATTGGAGGGATAACGATATGGGCTTTTTTGAATGGCTGGGCATCAGCCCCAGGGACGCCCCCAAGGTTGAGGACAGCGTCCGCGATTCCGGGCAGACCTTCGTCTTCGGCAAAGCGGACTCCGGCGAGACGGTAAACGAGAAGTCCGCCATGCAGATCGCCACGGTGTACGCCTGTGTGCGGCTCCTGGCGGAATCTGTGGCGGGGCTTCCGCTGCACCTTTACAAATACACAGACGGCGGCGGCAGGGATAAGGAACGGGCGACCGACCATCCGCTGTACAAGCTGCTTTACCGCCAGCCCAACCCGGAGATGACCAGCTTTTCGTTTTTCGAGACATTGATGACACACCTGCTCTTATATGGCAATGCCTACGCCCAGATCATTCGGGACGGCAGGAACGGCATCGTGTCGCTGTATCCGCTGGCCCCGGAGAACGTCGAGGTCGACCGGGACGAGAACGGGCGCATCTACTACATCTACCACGCATACACCGACGAGGTTCCGGGCGACCGGGACAAGGACATCTTCTTCCGCAGCGACGAGGTTTTCCACGTCCCTGGGCTGGGCTTTAACGGGCTGGTCGGCTTCTCGCCCATCGCCATGATGAAGAACAGCCTCGGCACCACGCTGGCGGTGGAGAAATACGGTAGCGCCTTCTTCAAGAACGGCGCGCAGCCCAGCGGCGTCCTGGAGCATCCCGGCGTGCTGAAGAACCCGGAGAAGATACGGGAGAACTGGTCGGACGTGTACGGCGGCGCGAACAACGCCCACAAGGTCGCTGTACTGGAAGAAGGAATGTCCTACAA